GCATCTACCTTTTGTGCCCACGTTTGAACCGTTTCACCGAGCAGCATCTTTTTACCACCCTGTCCAAGTGTTACTTTTCCGGTAATCTGCATCGAAATGGAATACACGAGAATCTGTGCAAGTGACGCAATGATGATCGGAAACGCGCCGCCGTTATCGTTGAAAATCATTTGCATTGATTGTGAAAAATCATTGATCCCTTCTGCGCAAAAAACAACGTCACCCGCGGCCGGAATAAGGCCGTTTATTGGCAGCGCTTCAATGTCTGGTGCGTCAGTTCCATCGACGCGGGTATATTGCGGCGCAACTGAATACGTCCCCACTGTCACACCTTGGCCGCGCACTATCGCTGCATAAATCATAAAGCACCGCTAAAAATTTTTGATTCGAGTATTCCATCAATGCGCGTTTGTGCAAGTAACCAGTTGTTTGTTGCGGTCACTTCGCAGCAAAGTTCTGAGTCTGACCGAGCCATCGCGTATCGTATAATATGTACGTCATATGAATCAGGAATTGCTTTACCTACACGCACGCCGGATTTTTTAAAACCCTGAAAAAGCGCCGACTGACTATCGTTATATATAGTAATCTTATCAAAAAGAACAGCGTCAAAAATCGGCGTTTTAAATTTTACATTCGCGTAGTTTTCCACACCGACGCCCCATAGCAGCGCCCCGACATGTCCTAAAAATGAAAACTTATAATTCGATTCAGCGACAGTGGCCGCTTCAGGCGCCGCGTTTTGTGAGTAAAACGATATTATTTTATATGTATTTACAACTGTGATTTTATAAATGATTTTATTCTGTAAACATATTTCGTCCAGAATTTTTGGTAGTGTAGACGGCGGAAACAGACGCCCGCTCACAGGCACGAGATAACTGCCGAAACTAGCATCGAACGTACACGTATAATCCGCTTTTGCCGCGAGTTCGGAAAGCTGCACACTGAGCGGCCTTGTCGTATCAAATTGATACGCGAGTTCAGATTTTATGAGCATATCATCAAATGACGCCGCACGAATAATTAACGTTGTATTTGTGCCGTATGTGTCCGGCTGTAATATAACTGAGAACGCGAGAAAACTTCGATGAATAATTGATGACCCCGCGCGCTCAATAACCACCGCCGTCATAACTTTGAATTCAGGGTTTGCAAACTTAACGAGCGCGTCTGACATTCGATCAACGGATTGCGCAGATGACACATAGTCAATTGATACTTGTGCAACAAGCCCGGCGGGCGGTGAGGATACTGTCGCGTCCAGTGTCATTTTAAGCGCTGCGCCGAGCGGAACGCCGTTATGCTGAAGGCCGTAATTATACTTACATGAATATACGGACGGCTGATTGATTGCGACTACGCCGTCGGGCATATTTAAAAGTGCCTGAACCCAGATTTCCGCTACACTCCAGCGGTCGGAGCTGTCAGTCATATCGGCGATGACGACCGGCGTGCACGTTGGTTGTGGTGGGTAGAACAGAATCATGCGTAATCGATCCTGTAATACACCGTGTTACTATCGAAAATGTCGCCGGATAGAATCGCGCCGGTTGAAAACAGGCCACAAAAAACGTCACGCCCCGGCATCACATAAACGAGCGCTTTGTATTCCGGCGTTCCTGTTGTTCCGTCGTAGATTTTTATCAGGTGATTACCGTTATCATCTGTTCGGGCGTATTCCCAGACGGCTATTTGTCCGTCTTTACAGCGTACGGCATTTTGAACGCCGACGGCAGGCGTTTGAAATTGTAACAGTGTTGTCACTGCCGCTGTGCGTAAGTCTTTAAAATAGCTCAAAATAAACCGCCTATGTTAGAACCGCCATTCGGCGCAATTGTTTCAGACGCAACAGTGAGTATTTTTCCGAGTAGTGTTGAACTGCGCAATACGAACTGTTCGCGGAGTCTGATAGTAAGCGCGATACCCGCTTTTCCGGCTTCGTGTGGCGGTGAGATTTCCTCTATGTACCACGCACTCGACAGATACGGCGTTGTTTGTTGTAAGACGCCAAGCGGAATATACGAACCGAGCAACATAACAGGCTGCATATAATTTTTCATCTGATTAAGAACTGATAGACACGATGCGACATAGCCTGCCGAAAGCCCGGAAAGATTCGGCAATATCGCCCCAAAAGACGCCACGGAATTCGCCAATAACGCAACATCATTTAAAACGATCTGAATAGTGCGGAAAATATTTTGATCTTTCGATGCGGGAATGTCCGAAAGTATGATATCAAGTTCCATTGTGGACGCTTCAATCACAGTGCGCGCTTTAAATTCTCCAGCTTGTGTAAGATTACCGGGTAGGCGAGCCGAAGCGTGGCCGCGTTCGCCGGGTATTTCGCACAAGCAAAACGTCGGCACAGGCGCGTCAGATGTTGGAAGACCTATTATAACAGCGGAATTAAAAAGGTTTGCAACCGATCCGCTGATTAAGTTTGCGATGTTAATTGATACAGACACTATTTGAATAACCTCATTGCTTCATTAAACCCGGCTATAGTAGGATGTTGAAATTGTCGGGGAGTTTTTGAATTCATGGTTGCGTCCGTTACCATTGAAATGGCAGTGACCATTTTTCCCGCGCCTTTCACCATGGCGTTCTGCATGTCATTGAGTGCATCATTCATCGCCATCATACTATTCACCATCTTACCTGACGCGTCTACGAATGAGGCAGACGCCGCTGTGTCCGCAAGGCGTGTCGTTTGTTTTTCTTGTGCATTTTCATAATACGCGGCGCGGCCCTGTCTTGCCGTTTGATCGCCGGTAACGTCTTGTATTTCCCCGCTAAAATTTTTAAGCATTGACGCTTGAATTTTTTGCTTTATCGACGGCGGCAGTCCTTCCATGCCGCTCATTATCTGCGACGCCATCCAGCCCTTGTCTGTGCCTGTAGATTCCCAATCGCCCGCCGCAACGCGTGCAAGCGCGCGGGTGTCTTTCTTTCCGATAAGACCGTTTATAGCGTCCGCGAGCGGCTTTTGAATTTTTCCCATGGAGCCTGATACGGCAGACACAAACATAGCGTGCTCGCTGTTTGAAAGTGAGCCTTGATTTTCTGAAGCTCTGCCCCGGATTTTATCACCGCCGTAGTAGTTTGTAGCAGTGTTGCGCTTCGATAACTCGTACGCGCCCGCAGTCGAGGATTTTGCGGATTCCATCGCTCCGCCTGCTGCCATTGCCGCGGCACCGAGAAAAGGCAGTGTTGACGCAATAGTCTGAATAAATGATGACGGGCTCAGAGTTGCGGCAGCATGCGCAAATTTATCGGTATGATTGCCAAACTTTTTAACAGCCTTTCCCATCGTTTCAGAATTTTGCGCGTCATCTTTCTTTTGATCTTTCTTTTGATCTTTCTTTTGATCTTTCTTTTGATCTTTCTTTTGATCTTTCTTGTCTGGAACGCCCACTTTTTTATTTATAGCGGCCTGCGTTTTTGCGCTCTCGATAACGGCAGACGTTTTTGCTTTCTGCGTCGCTTGTTTTGCCGCAAGATCAACAACGGTTTTTGACTTTGAAAGATTACGGCCTTTCTTCTGGATTTTATCCATCTGCGAAAGAACGACATTTTGTCCTTTCACACCGAGCGTCACGAGATAATTGTCAAGTTGCGGCATATCCCCTCACCTGTAAAAATCTGTTTTGCAAACGTTCCGCGTCTTCTATGTCAATACTCTTCGCCTCAGTAAACGAGATTACGCGCGAGACGATGAGCAAATCAAAATCAATCAAAGATACGGCGTGAAAAAAAAACTTTCTGCCACCGCCGACAGTAGCCCGATTACTTCAACCGGCACGCCGGAAAAATCTCGCGCACATGGTACAGCACCGACACAGACACAGTGCTGTGCGTTTAACGCTTCAAACGCATCCATGACAGAGCGCTCGCGCATACGTGCAATTTGCAGACTATTTGTCGGCTTTTTGATGGTGTAGACGACGCCGTCGTATCGCGCCTTGACGCTGTCTGCGTTGTATTCCACGACGTCAGCGAGCGAGCACACAGAAAGCTTTTTCTTTTTCACTTCGAGTTCAGGCGCGTCGCTTTTCATAATGTCGATCCACGCCTTTTCCTCTTCGGTCGGTTCGTTAGTCGACCCGTCGCCGGTTGTCTTGCTTTCAAAATCGACAATTTTAATGCGCGCTCGTGTTATTCGTGGAAACTCATATTTCATCTTTAAATTTCCTTATCTGTTGCAGGATCAATCTCGGCAACGTCGCCGAACGAAATCTTTGCCGTGACATACCCGCGATCGCGTCCGATACCCTGAAGCGGTAAGTCGATGAACACACAGCGCTTGTGGCGTTGTATCCGTGTTCCGGTGGATGACTGCGTGTTATAGTTGTAAAGAAAGTCAAAGTCAAACACCGTTTGCACTTTTGACTGTCCCCAATTTTTGAGCTTGTCGAGATTTTCACCGAGCAAAAACTTTATTTCGCGAGTACCGGCGCGGGGAAGTGACTGCATCAGCACGTCACGTGAACCGTCGGCACTCATAAAGCGTTTTGCGCGCTCGGTGTCCATAGTTATGTCGCCGAGTAAATCCTCTTCGTTATAGAACGTTTCACCGCCGAATGAAATTGACTCGCCGGAAAGGTTCGCGACAAATGTCGCGACACACTGACCGATTGAAACTGACAGCGACTCTTGCGCGTTCGCGGCGCGCGCCATTGGCACGCAAAACAGATCACGAAGAAAGACCAAAACAGGTAAAAGAAAACAGAATATTCGTTTCATGGTGTACCTTCTTAATTAAAATTGAAAGCAATTGAATAGTAGTGGATCGCGCCATAGGGCTTAATCGTTGCGACGATCGCGCCGAGTGGGATGATCCCCTTTGACTGCCACGCCGGATCGAGCGCCGCAATACCGGACGCAGAAAGCGTGACGAGTGAAAACGCCGGTGTCCCGTCTTCGTTTGACAGAATCGCGTTCGCTTTCCACAGTGTTTCAAGAGCTGCGCGAGTGAGCGCCGCCACTTCCATCACGCCGGTATAATCACCATTGACGCCGGTACGCCCCGCTGCAATAAGTGCGTTACGCGGTGCAACAACGCAATAATCATTGATGTAGTCAATGGCTATTTGCGTTTCAATCTGTAGTGACGTCGGCGGATTGACATCGTCGTTCAAAAATGTGTCATAGACGAAGTTCGCGCCGCCCTGATCTTTCGCGCCGTTGTATTGTGCAAGAGAATTCAGCGCAATGTACGCCCGTGTCGCTGCACTATACGTGTCGCCATTCACGCCGGTGAAATCGTGCGCGTCAGAAAGCGAACCGATCGATCGTGCGATACTGCCGCCGTAGAGCGCGTGCACAAGCGCGGCGAGTAGCGGATTGTGATACACGAACACGCCCGCCGAGACTTCTGTATTTGCGTTCGTGACGAGTGTCATCGTGCGCTTTTGTGACATGAGTGCGCCGGGGTTTCCCGATCCGCCTGCAAGAAGCAACTGGTCGGGAAGCGTGCCACCGTCGATCATTGACCACGACATAATAAAGATTTTTGCGGTTGAATCAGTGCACCACAAAGACGCCGTTGTACAGTCGGCAAGATACGTCGCTGAATCGGTGAGACCGTTCGACCGTGAGCCGACATTAAGGATTGACCAGCTGCGCGGATCGTAGTTTGCTTTTGTAAGCATCGCACTCGTGAGTGCCGCATTGCCGGTGCTTAAAATATACACCATGTCCGGCACGATTGAACCGCCGAAAACGGTGTTCAAAAACTGCGCTGTTGCAAGCGCGGTCGGGTTTGCCGCCGTAAACGCCGCCACCATGTCGGACGTGACTGCAATCAGTCCCGACTGAACGTTTGCGGTGTATCCGGTTATCGTTTCGCGTGTTGCAAAGACGATCCGGCGGGGAAGACCCGAAAGCAGTCCTGTCGTGGTGCTGCTTGATATGGTAATAAATTTCGCTGCTGACATTTTACGCCTCGTATTCCAAAGATTTTTCTATTGTTTCGACGACTTCGGCCGTCGTGATTTCTTTGCCGCCGGTGATAGTTGAAACGAACGTTGTCACGGTCTGACACTCGAACACTAAACCGCGCTGTAATACTTCAAGGCCGCCCTTGACAGAAAACTCCGGCGTCTCGTCGTGCCGTAAAACATTCGCGATATCCGTCCAGATAAAACTTTCGGGTGAGGTGATAAGTTCGCGCGCGATTTCATACGGTTCAAAGAGCGCGGCGTCGTTCGCTTCGTCGCTTGTTTTCGCTGTGAAAAAGTTCAGTATGTATTCAAAATCCATTAACACGCCGCTCACGGACGAGGCGAACGGCTGACGATTTTTTACGCGGTATATCGATTGAAAATAGGGATATGACGCGTTTTTCGGTACGGCCCCGTATTTATACACGCGCGCCGTTACACTCTGCGCCTTCAGCGCTTTATTGAGTGCTTCGTTCATCGCGTAATATTTTTCGTTAATAGTCATTCTACCGCCGCAACCCTTATTTCATCACACACTGCGACAACCGTACCGATGGGCATTCCGGACTCATTGTCATACGCACTGACAAACGTCCATGTAAGAATCCGCCACGACCGCCCGTCTGCAACGATTTTTTCCGGACGCTCTTCGAGTGCTTCAGCTAAAAGAATCGACACCCCGTTTTGTACTTCGATCCCGCCTTCCCGGAGCCGTTGAATATCGACCGGTTGTAATGCGTGAATCGACGCTTTGAGCGTCATTGTCGTCGGGGTGACCGTACAAGAGCCGTCATCATTATCGACTAACGCGTCGTAGGTTACCACGCAATCAGTATCGGCAACCCGCGCCGCGACCATGCTTGTGAGACCGCGCAGGTTCATAATTTACACCGTTTCAAAGCGATACCGCCCTTTTGCTTTCCGAACTACGACACCCGGCTTCACACCGGTTTTACTGCTCACTGACCACGTTTCAGGGCTAATTTCCGTGAAGGAATAATCCGCCGGGTTTCCATACCAGTACTCGGCGATAAGTTTTTTCATCATGTCGAGCGACGGCGACGTGCCGAGCAATTGTCCGTTTTTAACGGTCGCCACCATTTCGCGCGCCATATTTTTTACCATGATAACGATTTGAGTGTCTGTCATAATTCAAGCCCCACGAGTAGCGCCTGTCTTCGTTCTGTTAATCGTCTGCGCCATCGCTCGGAATCATTTCCCGCAAAGCTCGTCGATACGCCATTTTGACTGACTGACGAGATTTCCGGGAACTTATTATCAAGCGAAAGAAGATAGCAGGCTGTGTCAAGTACTTGCGAGTTGTATGCGTTATCACCATACAGACCGCTGTCAACGTCACGCTTTGCCATCGCAACGTATATTGATATGTCAGCGTCAGACACGGCCGGATTGTCCAGCCGTGTCTTTAATTCTGCCGAAAATTGTGCGTCTGTGTAGATCACTTACGCATTAACCGAGAAGTCAAGGATAAATACTTGCCCGCGCTGTATCACCATTGGTCCACCAAAAGTGAGTTGAGCCGCGAAAGATGAACGCTGTTCGCTCACAACGCCGGTTGTGATGCGAGGGGTTGCGGTTGCCATAGGAAGCAAAATTCCTTTGCGACCAGTAGGCGCGCCGTGAACCACTGCCACAACGTTGTTGTACTGCGCTGCGCCGAGTGAGTTTGTACGAGCGTTAAGAAGTCCCGACGCTTTCACTTCGATATTTTCAATCGTTCCGCCGATCGCGAGCTTCAGAGCTTCGCCGAGCGTACGGTTGAAAGTACCTGTTGAAAGATACTGCACCAAGATCGAGTAAATCGACGTCGGAACGTACAGAACCACTTTGCCGCTTGTCGCAACGTTGGTCAAAGCGATAAGGTTCAAAAGACGTACAATGTCTTTATAAACGTTCATCGGATCAGCGTTTGAAGGAAGCGGAGCCGTTCTGTCAGCCGGTTTGTAATTGTAATTCGTAATTTTTTGAATCAGCGTTGTCGGGTTTGCCGCCCAGTCTGCCGCAGTTGCCAGAAGTGGAGACGCTGCACCTGCACTCGCAAGTGATAGCGCTATCGCACTTGAAAGCAAACCATAGTTGCCGCTTGATCCGTCAAATGAAGACGAACCCCATCCGTCAACGAACATGCGCTCAGTTGCTTGCATGACCTGCTGTTCGATTGTTGCAAAAAGCTGTGTCTGAAGAATGAAACCTGCGAGCGCCGGAGCGATTGAGCGAGCATATCCGAGAAGTGCCGCTTCCTGATCGTTCTCGATAATGAACCCTTGCGCCTCTGTATACGCGTCCTTGAATTCGTTGTACAGCGAAATCTGCGCCATATTGTTTGAATATGTGCGATCGTCGCCGTATGGATTTAAATCGCCGAGACGTCGTTTTGACGCGCCGCTCGCTTCAACGCGAGGGATGCGGAAACGACTGATTGCGCCCGCTGACGCCGCCATTTCAGGATTGAGCTGCACCGCGTCACCTTCCTGAACAAATGACTCAATAAAAGTCAACTGCTCATAAAGCTGATCGGCGAGCTGATTGAGACCCGCGAACTGGTCAAAGCCCGGATTACCGAAATACGCATTGAGCGCGGTCGCCTGTGCGTTTTCGATACTCATACCGGATTTAACCGCGTTCTGTGCGATCACGTTCATCTTTGCACGAAGACCGTGTGCCATATCCATCACATGATCGATACTTGCGCCGTCGAACTTCGTACGAAGGTCTTTGACGCTCGCATTATGATCGGGGTGTTGACTGTTCGATACTGCAAGCAGTCTTTCAGTCAACGCCTTGTATTCAGCGCGTGCGGCGGTTTCGTTTATCGCCGTGCACCCGTCTTTTCGGTGTGCGTCCGCGTACGCATTTCGGACAACGTACCAGTTTTTAAAGTTCTGCTCTGCTACCTGTGCAGATGTGATTTTTTTACTCATGATTAACCCACCTTCACAGACGACAGACGAGCAAACACGTAGTCAGTCTTTAGTTGCCCGGTGTTCTGTACGCCGGGTGTGCCTTTCCAGACAGTACCGGGAAACGCAACCGCGCTGCCTGAACTGCTTGAAAGTTTGCCCGCTGCTGTGATGTATGCTGTTCCGCCTGCGCTCGGCACAGAACCGTGAACGGCAGGTACAGACGCAACCGCGTCAATGTCGCTGACCATGCACACGTAGTCACCGTCAGCATATTCACCGACAGTCTGATTGATTGCTGATTCGACCTGAGTTGCCGCTTCAAGAAAACCGATCGCGATAATCGCGTAGGTATCCGAACCGGCTGAGTATGCAGCAGCACCAAGCACGATGACCTGCTTTCCGGTTGAATCTTCCTGTAATGTGACGACGCTACCGATCGGAGCGGCGCTCACACCTGCGGCGGTGGGAATAACAAACTCCACACCGTCAATTCTGCGCGCGTCCCACTGAACCGCGCCTTGTTTTGGATTGGCTTCCCCTATTCCGAGTCTTACACCGGGCATTAGAACACCTCCGTATTAGCCGAACTGTCGGCCCCGTCTTTTTTCGGTGACGCTATTTGCATTTCTGCAAACTTCGCGTTCACTGCTGCAATGCGCAAAGCCGGATCATTTTCAGTGATACCGGCAAGAGCGGCGAGCGTCGGGAAAGACGGCGTTTTCGCACCGAAATCGACGTTCATAGCAGTCGCGAACGCTGCGACCATCGCCTGCGACGGTTTTGCGTTTTCAAGAGTCGCGCCTTCTTTCTTTTCTTTCTCTTCCGCTTTTTCTTCGGCGGGAGTTTCTTCGCCGTCACCTGCTGCGTTTTCGCCTTCAGCTTTCGGCTCTTCTTTCTTTGGCGTGAGCTTTTCGCTGATTTCATTCAGCGCGTCGCCGTGCTTTTTGAGCGTTTCTTCCATAGCATCCATACGGTCACCCGTGTTTTTTGCTGCTATGGCTTCCTCGACCGCGTTTTTGACAAGCGCGACGATTTCTTTAGGTTCCATGCTTTCTACCTCGTTATTTAATTTCTCGCCGTGCGAGTTTCTTTCTGTTGTTATTTCGCCGGCGGTATTGATGCACACCGCGTTCGCAACGCGGATTTTATTTTCAGGGTCGCGGACGTGCGGCGCAAGCGCGACGTGTGTTGCGCGGAGTTCGTTCGCGATTGCATTATATTCTTGACCGCCCGGAGTGACGCCGTTTTCAACTTTTAAATCGTATATGTCAACAAACGCCGACGCGCCAAAGCCCGCCGAGCCGAGATTTCCCCGGATATAAGCGACTTCTTTCGCGCCCTTGACGACACCGCTCATCATAGCGGCCTTTAACGTCGTATCATAATTGACGCTGTGCGCCCATCCGTCGATTTTTTTATTCTGTTCGTTTGTGGTTGAATCATGCCCGCCGACAACGACCGGGGCGGTTTCAAGGGATTTTAAGAATTTTTCATCGGATACTGCTTCAGGTGGATAGTAGAGTCTGACAGGTTTGCCGTCAAGTGCAGTGTTGTTTGTCTGAAGTTGTCCGGCGCCGTATTCGAGGACGCCGACGCGAAGAGCGGGGACAGAAAAACGCAGAGACTCTATACGTTCGCCTGCGTCGTTTCGTGCTCGTGCCATAATGCGTTTCAATATGTTCATGTATACACCTTTAGATCATAAAATTGAAAAGTGTCAACCTAAAAATTAACAGCACACGTTTTACAGTACAACACGCCCCGGCGCATCACAAGGCGCGTGCGCGGCAGAATCTTTTTACAGTGTCCGCATTTGTTCGACGTGATGCGGCTACGTGGTTGTCGGGGTGTCGCTGCGGCGCATCGTTCACACACATACACCTTTTTCCGCACTTTATACGGGCGTGCAAGTTTACCACCACAGGCGCACAGCCGAGCTGTACAACCGCCAATACGTGGCGCTTCGTCGTCGATTTCAGCGCGTGCGAGTCGTTTATACGGCGCGAGTGTCGCAAGCGACGCGCGGGCGAGACGGTCGCCGATCTCTGAGTCGTACAGTCCGCTAATACTCATAAACAACATACCCCCGTAACGGTTTCACAGACTTTGACGGAATAGCGGCATAACACCGACAATTATGAATTGACAAGTTGTTTGCTACATACCACCCTGTCGCTGTTTCGAGGTTATAAACATGACAATCAGAAACTATAGTATCCACTGCAACGACGCGCTCAAAAATAAGATCGTGAAAAGTTATTGCGCCGGGAAAAGCGTTCTCGCTTGCTCTATTGAGTTCTTCGGCAATAAAACGGCGCGTGCGTTTATTAGACGCCTGCTCATCAAACGCGGCATCAAACCGCGCAATGGCAGTCAAGCAAACGTCATCCGCTTTCAAAACTCCACTCCCGAAGAGAGAAAAAAGATCACCGCTGCCGCGCACTCCGCCAAAAGAGGAAAGCCCGAGTCTGAAAAGAGCAGAATTAAGCTCGCTCTCACTCGCTCCAAACAAATGACCGGGCATCATATCGGGATTGGTGAAAATGAGTTTGCGGATATGCTCGTCAGTCGAAATATTCCTTTTATCCGTCAGCATCCAATTAACCGTTATAACATCGATTTTTTCCTCTGGGATTCCGTCGCCGTGGAATTGCGAAGCACTGCCGGTAACGCTTTCAGAAACGCCGCACAAAGAAAAAAAATCGAATATCTTCTCAACCGGCACACCAGCGTCGTATTCATTTCTTTCGCTTCCGTCGACACTTTGCGCGGAAACTTTGACGACATAGTCACTAGTCTTGACGAGATTCGCAGGCTTCCAGCCACTCTGTGTCAATACAGGATGATTGCCTGTTGTTCTGATCGTTATACCAGATTCCGTAATGATCGAAGTCAGTTTACCTGTGTACTTGCGCCGAAAACATCGTATAACGTCAGAGTTCAGACGTATCTTTGTACCTGAAGGAACACAACCCCACGCCGTGCCCGGATTTCCTTTATGTTCTTTTCCACTCTTTGATACTTCAGTCGGCGGATCGTCAAAAAGAAAACATTTATTTGCGAGCTTTTTATGCGTTTTTCTGACGCGCTTGTCGCGCTGCGTTGTCCAAATGTAGCGATCTGAAAACTCTTTTATTATACCCTCGTTAACAACCGTCCCCAGATTGTATGCATTTTCATCGCCGATCTGCTCGGCCTTGTCTTTATAGTGATCCGCGAACGTGAATACTTTATAAACATTTTCACCGTCCCGCGCTTCGAAAACTTTATTTAACGCCTCTTGTGCTGTGTATGAATTTTCTTTTCGCAGTCTCGCAATCTCTTTTTGAACGACTTCATTCTGCCGGTCGTTCACCATTGTATACAGTGAGTCCCGGAGCGCGCCTTGTGTCTTCAGCCACTCGTGCACCTTACCGTCAAGCGTCCCGCGATAGACCCGCATCCCTTTCGCAGCATAGTGTTGTTCAAGCGCGCGCCGGTAACGTTTTGAAAAGAGGCGCGCCCGGCTGTCATACTCTTCCCGCGCGTCTATACTGTCCTCGTTATCCCACACAGCGCGCGCGTAGTCTCTGACCGCTCGACGCCACTGCGGGGCATGCTTTTCAAAAATGTCTATCATAGTCCGTTTTCAGACTTGAATTTTTTCATTAACATAACAAACTTTTCAGGCTGCCATTTCATCATACTGTCAAGCGTGGCCGTTGCTTCGCGTTTGTTAAAATTCGCGCCTTGCTTCGCGGCCACTTTATCAACCATAATACTAATATATCGCTCATATTCTCTTGCTTCAGTTTTAGCGGTCTTCGTTGCTGCTGCGTCATCTTTTGCTTTTTGCTTTTTGGCTGCTGCTTCATCCGCTTTGTATTTATCGATTTGACTATCAATACTACCGCCGCGCGCACGAGAACCAAGCGGCAAATTAAGCGACCCGTGATCAAGCGCGTTTTCTGCAATAACTTCTTTCAGTACTTCTCGCACCACATTTTTTATTGTTGCATCAGTCATTGCTTTACCTCACGCTAAAGGTTTTGTTAATACCGGCTTTTCTTCTTCGTCGCCCGCGTCGTCGCTCTCATTCCCAGCGCCACCGCTCATCGATTCAGGCATCCCAGCAAATGTCACGTCTTCGTCCAGCAAATCTAAATGCTTGAACGCTTTTTCAAGTTCCTTGTATTCAAATTGACGAATGAGTATTTCTGTCCGTTTTGACTTCAGGTCTTCACGCTCTTGATCCGTTTCGTCGTAGATACTTTCAAACTCAATGTCAAAATCATCCTCGGCAACACCACACGCCGCTATGTCCGTATCGTTACGGATCAGCGTATTTATGACAAAGCGCGCGATCGGTTCGATCTGTGCAATCTGATAGCGCGAACGGACGTGTTCATTTGTCGACGCGATTTGAAAAGCCGCTTGACTGTAGTTTGTGTTCCCGCCACCGAAAAAGTATTCAGGCGATAGACCCGTCACTGACGCAACATAGTCACGGAATACGCCCGCGATTTCACTCGTGCCCGGTGATATGTTATTGTTTAATATGTCGAGCGTCGTTCCTTTCGGCGTCGCAATCGGTGTCGATACACCCATCGTCTGAGAAAGGCGTTGCAACTGTGCACGCATATTTGAAAGCATCGTGTCAGTCTGAATATCACCGTCCATCTTTTCAAAGATCACTTGTGCACGTACCATTAAGATTTTAAGGATGTGAACGTACAAGTTCCACGCTTCAGCGGCGGCGCGTAGTTGCGGCACGCGGTTTAAACCCACGCCAAAAAGCGGCTCAAAGCCGGGACAGTTAAAGTATGCGCTAACGCCGTGTTTGAGTTTCGCGCCGAGACAATAAAGATCGCCGATCTTTACTTGTGAATACGGCGTTGTAATTCCTGAATAACTCGCACCCATACCATAAGCAAACTGTGTGTCATTGAAAACGTTAAACGTCACGCCGTCGCCACGGCTTATCGGCACGAGCAAAGCGCCGCGCGGTGATAGCACGGTATAAAAAAGCATATCCTTAATGACTGATTGCAGCTTTACCTTTTTAAATTTCTGTTCGAGCGCCTGTTTGAATTTTTTGTTTTTTGTTTTTACTTCAAAAGGGTTTTTCATTGCCATGGCAATCGGCTTATCTATCATTTCGGAAAGCGTCGGCACTGACAAATATTCCGTGAAGTTCACACGATAAGGCGAGTAGTCAATATACGACATGAGCGTCGACGGATCACTCGGCGTGTTAATCTTTACCGCGCCGTTAGAATACACAGAGTTAAACGCAGATGAAAGCGCCGCTTCAGCTTTCCGCGATGCTCTTTCCGGCAGTGTGTTTTCTGCTATTTTGTCGAAGTCGGCGGCTTTGACAATCTCTGTGACGTACGGCTTTCCTTCAGCGTTCTTTACACGTTTGTGTTCACGCTGCGCATACACATGAAGCAACGCGTTTTCACTCACCGCCTGCACGTCTTTGTATTCTCGTTGCGTATTATAGTCGGCAATAATACCGTTTATTATTCCGTCAATGTTATGTGCGGACATTGCTTTTTTCATGTCCGCGACCATTTTCCCATTTTGCAATATTTCATCATGCGGCAGCGTGTACAGCTTTTCGGCAGTGTTTACAAGCGTTGCCAGTGCTTCAAGCGGTTTATTCATTCTGTGACCTCATAGCTCAAATGTTTTTCAAGTTCGCCCGTTTCGTATAATGGCTTATCAAACCCTTTCTTCGCAACTGTCGTAGGCGCATTATGTTGCAGCTCGCCGTTGCTTTCGATTATTCTTTTTGACTCGGCGACCGCTTGACGACCCATATCCTGAAGGAAAACCGTTTCAAGGCGTTTCGTGTCGCGTGGGTTTCTGACAGAGTTTATCATAAAAGCCTTTAAACGTTCTTTAGTAAACTTCGCGCCGATCTTTTCCGCACCCATCCGCAGCACGGGGCGCGGTGGTATTGTCTCACTGCCGTAATGATTTATTGCGAGTACTTCTGCATACGTCATGCCGTCGTCATACGATCCGGGTAATGCGCCTAATTTTACAAACATAAATTACCGCCTTAATACTTGCACCGCTGCCGCATATTCCGCCACTATCGGTGACGTTGCTAAATGTTCAATTGCACCGGCTAAACTGTCAGGACAGTCATCATGCGGCGCGCCTTTGTAATACCGTGACACTTCGAGCGTGTATTCTGCCTGTGTCCCTGCGAGTATTCTCATTTCCGGTTTGTTTGCTATCACTGTCGCCGCGATCCTTTCATGTTTATTACGGTATTGTCTTTTGACTGTCCACAAGTTTTTTATTGCATTACTGTTTTCGTTTGCTCTAAACGCGTCAATAAAGAAAATAGACGACTCAGCAAGTTGCGACTCGATAACGCTTTCGATCGGCGTAAAGCGTGCGAGAAAGTTTAAAATCGTTATCCGTGTTGCTTCGTCCGATATTGATTTTGGCAACTTCATTCCTGTGAATAAAATCGCACCGCCTTTCAATACACCCACAACCGACACAGCGGTCGAGTCTGTGTCTGTCTTATCGCTGAACGATGGATCAATAAACGCAACTGAATACATACAATCCCACACGTCAACAGTTGCAAACGCGCCGAGCGTATCGTTGTCCTGAACGTGTTTTAATTCATAATTACACGCCCATTCCGCATACGGTAAACGCTCTTTGCGTGCTGCAATCTCGACAAGCTCGTCGAGCAGCAGGTCAACCGAGCCGAAAGGAAATTGTCGCCCTTCAAAATACTTTGCGTCTATAATTGAAAAAACGTCCTCTTCGTGCCACGGCGTGCCTGACAATCTCGTTTGCCCTAATGGATCAATAAGGTTTTCAAGTTCTCTGAAATAGTTAATTGTCCAGCGCCTTTCTGCGGGGCTATACCTGTCATCGATGGTCGAAATATCATCGGTCCATATGTAGTCAAAGTGTCCGCCGGTGATCGACGCGCCCACGCCGACAGCCATCAAAGACGGCTGCGGTGTTATAGTTTTTTTAAATGCGAACTGTGTACGCTCGCTCGACCATATTTTTGTTTTTGCGTCAGTGATACCCCAACGTGAAAACATATACAGACGTAAAATATCATTCGTTTCAAAGTGTCGTTGAATTGATTTCAAAATGTCGCTTGCAAGGTCGCCCGTTTTACGAACGATTAAAAGCCGCATATCAGGGAAACATAAAAAGAGCAGTGCCATAGCGACAACACCGCACGTCGTTTTATAACTACCGCGAAAAGCCTGTAGCACATCAAAGCGGTTGTATTGTAGAAAGACTTTTATCCACTCACCATGAAGCGGCGTTAGTTTTTTGTAGCCGAGCACATGGCCGAACTTGTGCGGTTCGGCAAGCCATGCGCGCAAAAGTGCGACGTGATCAATTTTCTGACTTACTAACGCCATATTCCCGCAATACGTCCGCGACAGCTTTGTCTTCTGTGTTGATGTTTAGTGTTGTATCTGTTATCACTTTTTTCCCTTCAGTGAAATCGCCAATGTTTTCAAGTAGTTTAGCAGTCACCATGTCGCAGCGGCCGAGCATCGTCCCGAAAACGTGATCGACAAGCTGTTGCCCGCTTAACTTCTTTTTCTTCGCTTCGCGGACAACAACACCTTTAATGATTACTGCCGGGGACACTTCTATTTCATACTCACGGGCGAGTGCTTCAGCGTAAAATTCTGACAGTTTCTTTTTCTCAGCTCGTGCTTTTCCAGACGCCTTTCCACCCATCCGTGCAATTTTCTTTTGTTCCGCCTTTGTTCTCGTGTTCTGCGGTTTCAAATTTTCAACTCTTCCAGCCATTACGCTTTCACCATCTTCCCTATTCCGAAAATATCTTGCATCATCTTTTCCGGTTTATCTGCAAGAAATGTTTCACACGCAAGTGCGGCGCCCGGAAAGTTTACCCACTTGTAATCATGCACAAGTATAACGCCACCCGGTTGCATTTTGTGGTATACCTTTTTAAAGCTGTCCGTGATGGAGCTATAAAAATCACCGTCGAAAAAAGCAAAACATATTTTATCAGGATATTTGTTGTCAGGTATATCACCGAAAAATCCTTTATTGATTACAGGATACGATAGAATTGCATCGTCAAACGTTTTCTTGAACATTTCAATCGATACAGCAGACGCACCCTTGTCGCATGGTGTTGCGCCGTCTTCTGCTGTTTTTGGCGGCAACCCTTCAAAAGAGTCGTATACATGCAGCGTCTTATCAACCTTCGTTGCTTTTATGAGTCTTTGAAGGTAGCTCGATGTCATACCGATGTTACAGCCCATTTCGACTATATCCCCCAGAACAGAAAATGTCTCCGCGCAGTTACTCAGGATGTATTTTAATTGCCCCTCCGCAAGCATCACGAACGTTTTTCCTTCGGCGTCTTTTAATACTTCATCCACTATACTATTCATACACCCTCGTTTATTAAAGCAAATTTGCCAAAATATTTGACAGCCGCTACATTATAGGCATGCGCGGCGTCTTCTTTATTGCAAAATAATCCTAAATAAATATGTTTGTAATTAACTTTTATTTGCGCACTCCATTTTTTATTTAATTCTCTCCAGAAAACACCTTTATGTCCTGATTTGTTATTTACTCTCAATTTTTGGTTTCCCATATTTTCAGAGTGTGCGCAGCTCCTCAGGTTTTCTTTTTTATTATTGCAGCCGTCGCCGTTCTTATGATCTATATCAACATTGCAGTCGTCACACCCTAAAATAAACCTATGAAGATAGACAGGTTTACATTTGTTATTACTCCATTTACCAGCTCTTACATAAAAAGTTTTTCCATCGTTCTTATAATCACAATACCAGCGATATTGTCTGACCTTGTCCCAGTCTTCTATATCTATGATAACTTCTTTATTGCCGTACTTAACCGACTCAATAAGGAATTTCAGTACTTTTTTGTCTTGATACGTGATTGTGTTTGATTGCTGCACAATTAAACTCCCTTATGATAGATATCGAGCGTCGTTCCAAAATGGTGTCTTGCATAAATTTTGTCCGGCCCTGTATACTTTACGCCCGTGAAATGCTCGGGGATCATGAAGTGAGAGGGAAATATTTTTACGTTTGCTTTTGTCTGTCGATACATCTCACCCATATATTGATTGCCGGTTGTTTTCCACGGTTCGCCGACTGTCTCTTTTTGCCGTAACCCTTCAATCAATTCCGCTGCAAATACACTACCTTGCACAGCTGCTAATAGTGGTGATATGAGTCCGGGTCGTACCGTTTCATTTTCCCAAACACTATACGAATCAAAGTCATTGTAAAACAGTTCATCAATCGGTGCAAGACATTCCGCATCGGCGTCCATAAAAACGCCACCGTATTTATGTAATATTTCATATTGACAAACGTCTTTCGCGCCATGCCAAACACCACTCGACATATAATAGTCAATATGTTTTCTATTTATAAAGTTTTCCTTATCTATATCCTTTTCAGTCCACAGCCTGCACTCCCAATCGGGATTAAACTCTTCCCAGCTTCGCATCCACTTAAGCGGCATCGGTTTTGGCCCAAACCACGCCCTATGTATGATCTTTGGTATGGTGACAGGTTCTTCGCCTGATAGCTTCCACGTCGGCAGCGACACCGTATTATTTGCAACGGATGGGATTTCCGAGCGGTGCCCGATAAGTGAGGGCACAGGAAAAAGGATCTTCATGCCGTTACGCTTCACGTATTCAGATATACGGTCGTCATCATGCTGTGAGCGCTGCCGGTCAAATTCGGCGATCATCGGTTGTATGTGTGTCACGGGTAAACATATTGCAACACCGCCCCGCGTCACATTGTCCGTGTAGACGCCGTCTTTTACCCATAGGGGCGAGCGGTGGCGGTCTTGCTTCAGGAAAAAATTATACCCTTGCGCTCGTCGGTTTTCCTTTATCCGCTTTTCTTCCTGTGCTGTTATAAAAGCAACGGCCTTTTCTCTGAAGTTATCGCAGACAATACTGTCATCTTGTATCACAAGGTGATGCGTACACAATGGATCATGCTTCATCCATGACGCCCGGCTGTTTGCTATAAGGTTGTTTTGTTGGTCTATACTGAAATTAGAGTCGGAAAGTTGCAGTTTTTCCTTCAAATAGGGGAAAAACTGAGTGCGCGAGGGGTGCGCCATGACACAAATTGATAGTTTTACCGGTTCCATATACGTTTTCTGTACGGTACGCGTCAAAAAGTCAACCGTTTTTTTTCAGGTCTTCGCAGGCGTCCGCCCGTCCTCGATAACCAATCCTTCGGGTTGGTGTCATAATAATATTTCATACACACAGCACGTGTTTCCTAAGATAAAAAAAATATTAAAGTTTAGAGAATGCTTTGAGAGGACGGTGAGCAAATTAAAATAGCCCCTTTTTTCAAAAAACGGTCATAATCGTCAATGTTTACGACTATACGTAATTGCATAACTACACATACGTTAGTGTCCGCCCACTTTTTGCCAACCCTCAAAAAACGCATGTTTTTGTGTGCATTTCGTGCATTTTCTGATTTTATGCACAACGTGCATACTTTTTTAATAGCACAACCGTTTGCCTGAATTTTGCCCGGACGTCCCTTTTGTCGTCGATTTAAAACGAATATGAAAACTTAAAGAAAAATAAATTGACAAAGCGGCGGCAGTGTGCTATAGATTAAAACACAAGAAATATATAACCAAGCGGGGAAATATGACATTTACAATAATAACTAAAAAACGCGGTGACTTCACGGTTGAGATTGATGACGAAGATTGGCCGCGTGTACGCGGTCGTCAGTGGCAGCCGTTAAACGGGTCAGTTCGATCCTGTGACCGCGACCAAATATATGGAAACCCAACCACGTGTCTTCAGTGCTTCATTTTACAAGATACAAAAATCAGCGACGATGAAACAATCGCTTTTCGCGACGGTAACATATTAAACAATAAAAAAGAAAATTTCCGCGTCTGCACACAGGCGGAAAGCGAGGGTAAAGAGTTGTCAAGAAAAAACACCACGCTGCGTTTTGCCGCCGTTGCGTGGTGTATGGCACGAAGAAAATTCTGTTCTCGCGCTATGCTCAATAATGATTAAACGCTTTCTTCGTATGTTTCTTCAGTCTCGATCTCACTATCTTCGTCTTCTTGCCGATTGTCGTACCGTTCCTGACAATACGACATTTGTTTGTCTGTTCCGATCATATTCCGTCCCCCCTTTATATTATTTTATAGATTTGTAAATGTCTTTCAAGCTGCTATCTACGATCATACTATACACGGTGTTTTGATCATATGAAAAGATCAGCATCGTTTTGACTGTTCCCGTGGTATCAACAAACTCGGCAAGATGCGGATCGCAGACGTGTATGTCAGGATTACCAAACGATAATTTTTCATCGGTGCGAGTTAGTGTTTTTGAGTCAATAGAATAAATCGCTGAAGCGACCCACCAATGAGCCGCGTTTAGATCATTAAATGAATTATTAAGCATTCCATATATGATCATAATTTCACGAGTTTCCGCGTCATAATACAAATAAGGATTGCCGCCGCCAGAGATAAAAATATCTTCTGTCTTTACCACGTCGAGATTCATATCATTATTAAATGCACACTGAACATATGACAGACACACTTTTTCCTGTCCTATTTCTTCAGGGCCACACTCAACAAGTACGTGCATGATGTTATTATCATCAATCACAACACCGACATTCCATATATTATACCAAATCGAGGTCTTGTCTGTTGATTTTGTCAGTATCGGATTCCCGGAATTAAAAGGTATGTAGTCGTACCCGTTGACGGATTCATACACATAGATAGCATTGTCTTTAAGACCAAACGTATAGTAAAGATTGTTACGTTTTAACGTATAGGGAAAGCGCGCATCAATGTCGCATTTTTTTGCAGTTCCAGCGCTAAAATACAATAGTCCATTACCACTCATTCCATAATCGTACAGATACTCAATACTGTTATTTTTAGTCACAATACTGGATTCAACAGTGTTAAAAAAGAGCAGGCTGTCGGAATGTGATTCTTTTGCTATGCCATACGTTGTTAAAGAATATTCCGTAATGTTTCCGCATGAAACAACACTTAAAGTAATAAGCAAGGAAATAAGTATTGTAAGAAATGTTTTCATTGTGCCGCTCCTTATATAACCATTTCAATTTCTTTAACACAGGTCCGTAAATCCCTTGCAATTCCTCTAATTTTCTCAATATGCCTTTTATACGCGTCAGGGTCAAGCCCGTGCACTTCAATGAATATTTCCAGTTCGTCAAGGTCTGCGATAGCTTTGTGTAGTGTTGTTATCATTGATTTTCAACCTTCCCCGTATAGCCGATAGGACAGCTTAAAGATTGTTATTCGTGGTTATATATACCGTGAATGCAGAGAAAAGACGCAATTGCCCATTTACATGGATAATTGTTCATACGTGCAGTAACGTATTTACGGCCGATGACAAGATGTGTTAATTTCTGACGTTCTGCAATTTCTTTGATTATGTTGTTTCTTTCTACCGTTGTCATAATGTTCCCTCTCTTTTCGTTTTGATAATAATACAATAGCGCAGCGGGATAATAATGTCAACTATTTTTCTTTAAATTCTTTAAAATTTTTCTTTTTTTCATTAAAAAGAAGAGACATAAAAATGTATAAATAATCTAAATTTAAAGAAAATAAAGTTGACAACGCCGCCCCCTTGCGCTAGTGTCTGTATATAACCTACACAAGGCAGGAAAGATTATGCGACATAGAATTGGAAAGGGACAGATCATCGCATTTGATGCGACCTTAGAAAAAAGACTTGAAGAAATGCGAAAGGCGAAAGGATACTACCCGACATTAAAAGAGATCGGCGAAAGTTTCACGCCGCCGCACTCAGTCAATTTTATCTTTCGAGCGCTGCGCCGTTTATACGAAGCGGGCAAACTTTCCGACGAAGCAAACAAAGTATATGACGCAAAAAACAAAACAGGGGATAAAAATGAAAACAGTCAAAAAATCATCAAAACCAAAACCAGCGCCAAAGCTAAAAGAATCAAAAAGTAAAACAGTTCTCTCGGTATCACCGTCGGCGTGGATGGTGTGGGAAAAGTGCGCACTGTCACTGCAAAACGTGAAACAGCCGTTTGTGTTAGAGCGTGACGAATATGCGAAAGCCGGAACGTTGCTTCACGAACATATTGAAAGCCAATTAAAAAGCCGCGGCGTTATAGAAACCCTCGACGGTGACGACGCCGAGATCGTGCGCTTCGCCGTCGAAACGGTATACAACGAAGTCGGCAAAAAAGCCCTTTTAATAGAAACGAAACTTTCAGTCACGACAAACGGCGTTGAGTTTTCCGGCAAACCCGATTGCAGCGTCATGCAGCAAGACACGGTTGTCGTCGTGGATTTTAAAGCGGGATGGCGCGAAGTTGAGGCCGAGGGTAATAGCCAGCTTAAAATCTACGCGCACGCACTCGCTCGCGGTGACAAGAAAATAACAAAGTGGCGCGGTGTTATCATTAACGCCCGTTTCAATTCCGTGTCATATACCGGTGGCGACATTGATCCAAACTACCTATCAAACACCGCGAAAGATATACTCGACCGTACGAAGAAAAAGCAGTATAAAACAAGCAACCACTGTGCATATTGTCAGCGGCTTTCAACGTGTAAAATGATACGCGATGCAATTGCCGCATGGATAAAGCCCGGCGCGATTGACTCTATAACAAGAGAACCTGAAAAGTTGGCTGAGGCGCTTCGTCTTGCAAAACCTGCGGAAAAGCTCTTTGAAACGATAAAGAAAGAAGCACAACTTTTTATGGATCTCGGCGGCGAGATACCCGGCACGACGGTTGAATATACGGCAGGGACACGGACGTGGCCGAGGGATTTAACAGTTGTTGCCGTTGCTGATAGAATAGGCTTGAAACCTAAAGACATGGTTGAAGAGTCTATCATATCACCGGCAGGCGCGGAAAAGAAAGGTGCGTCAAAAGAAGCGGTAAACGCGATTGCAATCCGTCCGCCGCGCAAGGGGTTTAAGTTTGTTTAAGGGGGCTATTTTGGCCTAGAAAAGATTAAAATTTATAAGGTGGTACAGAAGATGGCAAAGAAAGTTGCAACAGTTGAAAAGATGAAGGCTTCAGATTTTCTTTCTGAAGCGGTAGGCAAGTCGGAACTTGTGGTCACAAAGATCACGCCGAAGGGCATCAATGCGGTAATACGCAATGTAATGCTGAATTGGGTTTTCATCGACAGACCCGCACAGGACAAAGACGACCCTCTAAAAGCATCTTTCAGAACACAGATGGTTTTGCAGGGTGGTGAAAAAGAGTTTGTGCAAGCGATGAAAAGCGCGCTCACGCAGTATTTAAAAAGTGCGTCGGTAGCGTGGGGCGCAGATTTACGTCTGAAGGTGCTTAACAATTCGCTCATGCTTGACGTTGACAAGTCGCTTTTTAAGCAGACAGAGCAGGGCCTTTCTCTTGCAGCGCATCAAACCGTCAGACGTGAAACCGACCTTGACGAGTTTATTGCGAAGTACCCGCCGACGGTCAGACTTTCTGATAATTCAGATTGCCCGCCGTCACTCGTGCAGCAGGAATTTTATTCCGGTATGTTCGCAGACGTCGCTGTGTTCATTTCATCGTATGAGGTGGACGCAGGGCGCGGGATCACAATGTATTTAAACGGTGTCAGGAAAGTCGCGGACGGTGAGCGCATAGCGTCAATCGATCCGTTTGCAGATGTTCCCCCGTCAAATAACGTGATTGAACACAAGCCGAAAGGCGGCAAAGTGAAAGGTGCTTTACTGTAGATGAAAAAACCCTCGCTCTTTTGGGGCGAGGGTTTCACAATGGAAACAGTCTCAATGCGTCAAACATTGAAGGGGATAAAACAATGCAGTCAAAAAGAATAAAAAATGTCAAGCTATTATTTATAGATTTAGAAACAAAATCGTCGTGCCCGATTGAAAACGGGCCGACGAGGTACTTCGCCGACAAGCATGCGGACTGGCTGATCTGCGCCGTCATTGATCCGATTGCGTCGGGTAAAACCTCGTCAATGAGTCAATCATTCATACAGACAAATTATACCGGCGGGAAAAAGATTTCCGCGAAGGTGTTAAACCATAAAGGACTTTTTGTTGCTCATAATTGGTTTTTCGAGTGGTCTTTCTTTGCTCAATTCTACCCCGGTACAAGGGCGGCTGATTTTAAAAATTGGGTGTGTACGGCCGCCCTTGCCCGTTGGTTTGGTATATGCGCACCGCGCGCGAAACTCGAAGACGTTGCGGCGGCGTTTGATTTAGAAAAAATGCCTGAAGGTAAAAACCTGATTGCCCGGTACTGCGTGCCGCAAAAGGACGGCGGTTTTAATATCTGCGTGAAAGGCAGCGACGACGCTATCATGTTTGAAAAGTACTGCCTAAAAGACGCCGAGCTGTCGAAAGCGATATTCGAAAAGCTCGACGGTCACGGCGGTTTTAATTATGAAGAATTCCGGGCGGCGCAGGCGATCGACGTCCGGGGCGTGCCGGTTGATGTAAAAGCTGCCGCGTTTTTACTAAAGCGGAAAGACAAAGACAAACGCGAAGCATACGCAAAAGCTGAGGCGATCGCAGGGAAAACACCGGGCGGGGCGCTGGTACTGTCTGCGTCGGGCGCGTTTGTAGAATACATGCAGAACGAATTCGACATTGATCTACCCGACGCACGCGCGGGGACGCTTGACGCGATTGATTTCACTACCGACGTTGATTCTCGCAAAATCGAATACGTTCTGTATATCAGAAAACTTTTAACCGCGCGGGCCGGTGACAAGGCCGAGGCAATATTAAACCGCGTCCATAATGACCGGGTGCGAAGTGCGACCGTGTTTCATGCAGCAGGCACGGGCCGGTTCCAGTCATGGGGCACAAACTTCTTTAACTTTTCCCGGCAGAAAGTTAAAAACTGGGAAAAGGAAAAGAACACCGCACCCGTTCCCGCTTTGCAGCGTGGTATCATTCGCACACCAAAGGGGAAAACGCTCATTGAAAGCGATTGGCGCGGGATTGAAAATTATTTATCTCTTTATTTTGCAGGCGATTACGAACAGCTCGCACGCATAGAAGCGGGCGAATCACCCTATTTGATTTTTGCGGAAAGCCTGTACGGTGAATCAATTACAAAATCAGACAAAAGATATGTCCCGGCAAAATCGGGCGTGCTCGGTTGCGGTTATGGTGCAGGTGCAAAAAAATTCTCGATAGTGTATAATCTGTCTCTTGACGAAGCGACGCGCGTGCGTGACGGATGGCATCGAATGAATAAGCGCATCGTCGCTCTGTGGTATGATTTTTCTGATGCGTTTAAAATGGCATCTATCCGGCGCGAAGAGGCAACGTCTCACGGTTTTATCTTTTCCCCGCTCGGTAATGATAACGACGTAAAAATAACTTTGCTTGACGGCCATGTTCTTTATTATCGCGGTCTTGTAATATGTCACGACGCAAAAAACCGATTGCAGATTTTGCGTGATAGTACCGTATTGCATGGCGGGCTGCTTTTGGAGAACCTTATGCAAGCCACATGTGCGCGGTTGTTGTACAGGGCACTCGTTGCGTGTGAGACGAAGGGTTTAGAAGTGGTGCTGCACGTGTATGATAGTATAATGATCGAGTCGTGGACAAAAAACGCGAAGAAAGACGCCGCAGAGCTTAAACGAATTATGACAAACCCACCCGCGTGGGCGCCGGATTTACGTCTTGCTGTTGACATCCGCATCGGTAAACGATGGACGAAGGAATAAAAAGTTAAAGAATAATAAGAAAAATAGTTGACAAACGGGCGCGGCGGGCGTAGTGTCTTTATAACGGAGCAACACAATGAGACTTTCACAAGAGGAAAAATTCAACCGAGAAGCGGAAAAGTTAGAACGGACGTTTAATCGCGTTCGTGCTCGCTTCATAAAATTAGCACACGGCGCGGACGTTTCTTTTGACACTGCCGGGTTCGTTTGTTTAACATACGCGAGCGGTCAAGTTTTTAAATGTCGCGGCCCGCTCGCTGATTCAGTTTTCGGCTATGCACCAAAAGGGGAAGAAAATGAAAAATAAAACATTGTACATTATCATTATAGCTTTTCTTGCCGGATACCTTGCCGCGATGGCACTTATCGGCGTCACGGTTAAAGAGATCGGGCAAACACAAAAGAATCAAGGCGACCGGCTCGCAGAAATTGAGTACTATCTTGATCGGATCGGGGTAATAAAATGAAAATACAAGAAATGATACACAAGGGTTTTAAGCTGCGCGCGTGGATGATGAAAAAATCACGCGGTGAGTGTCGCGTTGTGGTAAAGCTCAGTAAAAAAACAATACGCGGCGAGCGCTATTATGTGGTACACTCGCCGCAGGTTGAAACGATTCTGTCAGACGTGGAGTTCACTGAGCCGGTGTTATTGAAATGATTGTGAACACAGTAGAACAAAATAGAAAAATAATCGCGCAACAGACGCGCAAGCTGTACAGTGCCGGAGCGAATAGGATATTTGTTGATTGTGGTTCGTGTGGTATAACTATTTCGATACTGTTTTCATGTCGCTGTTTAGAATGCGGAATATGGTTTTGTCAGCGGTGCGCAAAAGATCATTTTAAAATTGACGAGGTGTCAAAATGAACTGCTCGACGTGTACACATGAGGGAACGATGGCCTGCGATCTATGCAGCGACGGTTTCGATTTATATACGCCGATGGAAAAAGACGACGCGGGGAAACTTCGCCCCGGTCTGTTTCCGATGGAAAGCGCAGAGAAGCTTTTCGAGACCATAAAGAAAGAATTGATGCGCTTTTCCGGCACTGGATAGCGTGGAAGACGGGAGAGGAAAACGACGCGGAGTCCGGACTTTCACACGCTGCGCACTTTGCGACGAACGCGATTTTTCTTTTGTACTTTGATATTATGAAAAAGGAAGGCGGCAATGGCCTCACGAAATAAAGATGAACGCTCGCACGTTAATGCGCTCATAAAAGCAATCCAGAAAAATTCACCCGGTGTGTACGCATACATAGACCGGGATGCGGGAAACGTGCGGCACACGTCAAGCGGATGGGATTTTCATCTTTCGTTTATGAAAAAAATTGTATACTGTGAAGCAAAGGAAGAAAACGGAAAACTGAGTGACTGGCAAGAGTTTACGCGCGCGCTAATTCTTGCGAGTGGCACGCCGTACAAAGTTGTGAGGTTTTGGAAAAACGGAATATATTTTTCGTTTGACGACGATGATTTTTTATACATGACAGCGGATGTAATTATTACTGATTTTATAGAGAGCTAAATGAAAAATACTGTACTCCGTCACTATCAGCAGACCGCCGTCGACAAGGCGCTGCTCGCCTATTATAACGGACATCGCGGGTTTTTAGTAGGTGATAAAATGGGTTTGGGTAAGACGATCGTTGCGCTGCAAATTGCAGAAAAATTGCCGAAAAAGTACAACGTGATCGGCGTTGTCTGTCCGGCGTTTCTTGTACCGAAATGGCGGCGCGAGATTTTGAACCGTTGCGACGATGACCGCGAATACAAGTTTGCACTTTATTCGTATTCTGATTTGTCCGACCCGTCAATACTTGCGCAAGCGAAGTCTGTTAATTATGACTTTATAATATTTGACGAAGTGCACTACGCGAAGTCATACAAGGCGGCGCGAACGATTGCAACACTTTCAAAGAACGGCCTGCATAGTGTCGCGACGTTTCTGCTCGGCCTGTCGGGTACATGGCCGCCTAATAATATTGCCGATTGTTACCAGTGGTTTCACGCATCGCGCTCACCGCTTGCGCCGAAGGGGTACGAAGAATTTGCGTACGAGTTCGCGGCGTCGTGTTATCGTAATAATTTCGGGCTTCAGGTGTCAGGCTTCAAACCAAACGACCGATGGATGAAACACTTCCCGCCGGTGTATATTGGCCGCACCATTGACGATGTGACTGACGAGATACCCGAAGGGCTGCGCGTTGACGAGCCGGTCAGCATACCGGCAGCAATAGAAAAAGCAGAGATTAAACTTTTCGGACGGATTCTAGACGATCCCGATTTAATGCAAAAAGCAATTGAAGCGGCGCCCTCTTTTGACCAGTTGATAGAGTTTAGAAAGATGCAGGGGCTTGCGAAAGTGCACGCCGTTATTGACTACACACTCGAAGCGTGGGGAAGTGATGAAAAGAAATTGCTTATATTTTCCTACCACACCGAAGTCGCGGAAAAGATAGCCACCGAGCTTACAAAGAAAAAACTGCCTGTGACATTGATTACAGGCGTAAACACCGACCCCGACGAGCGGGACACTATTACACAGAAACTAAACAACGTTGCCGAAAGCGTCATAGTTGCGACAATCGATTCTTTAAAAGAAGGGGTTGACGTAACCGGCTTTTCGCTCACGCTGTTTGCTGAAATAGACTGGCGAGCGTGGGCGCTCGAACAGGCTGAAGGTCGGACGCGCCGGATCGGGCAAGAGAAAAACGTCAGATGGGTTTACTTTTTCTTCGATTGCGGTGTTGATAAGATGATGAGAAAGAAGATTGACGAGAAAAACAAACTTGCAGCAGCAGTGAGGGAGACGGCATGAAAAAAGGAATAATTGTTTTGTCTTTATTTGACGGGATGAGCTGCGGGCGGATCGCATTTGATCGGGCGGGAATAAAAGTGAAAAAATACTACGCAAGCGAAATCGATAAATACGCTCAAATCGTTTCCGAGAAAAATTATCCTGACATAATCAGACTTGGCGACATTACAAAATGGAAAGAATGGAAAATTGAAAAGCCGGATATTATAATCGGCGGTTCGCCGTGTCAGGGATTTTCTTTTGCGGGGAAACAGTTAAATTTTGAAGATGTGCGGTCAAAGCTGTTTTTTGTATTTGCGGACATTTTAAAACACTACAAGCCGAAATATTTTTTACTTGAAAACGTGCGGATGAAAAAAGAATACCAGAAAGTAATTTCCGATTGTTTGGGCGTTGAACCTGTTGAGATAAATTCCGCGCTTGTCAGCGCACAAAATAGAAAACGCCTCTACTGGACAAATATTCCGGACGTCACACAACCAACAGACAAAGGAATATTTTTAAAAGATATTATTGAAACGGGAATTACTGAAAAAGATAAATCATATTGTATCGACGCAAACTATGCAAAAGGTTCAAACTACAAACAATACTCAGAAAAATGTCGCCGTCAACTGATAAAAAATACTGTCTCATCAAACGGAAAGAGCCTGGCTTTAACATCTAACGCAAATAAAACAGGTAGCGGTGTTTATATTTTAGACGGCTGGAGAAAACTTACTCCGCTTGAGTGCGAGCGATTACAGACTGTCAATACAATATATGAATTTGAAAATTCATATACAAATCATGTGAGTAATTCACAGCGTTATAAAATGCTCGGTAACGGGTGGACGGTTGACGTTATCGCTCATATTTTAAGAGGGTTAAAATGAAACACACGAATTTGACTCGCGCGGATCTCTTCAGTGCTCTCTTTATACCCGGCGACAAGATCAATATCCGCGTGATACAAGACGCAGAAAGCAAAGCAGACAACCGTCTCTACACTATGCCGACCATTCCGCTCTGTGTAGAATACCCCGACGCCTTCCCTTGTGTCGGTATCAATCCACGTCAAACAGTAAGGAAACTGTCATCTATTAAAAACATGGTCATTGATATTGACGACGGGCCGCTTCCCGATTGGGCAAAAACTCACGCCGACATAATTTGTTCACGCGACGAAACACATCACCATCTATATTTCTGTTTTGAAGATACAACACGGGAACTATTCAAAACGTACAGCAAAGTACTACTACAGCAAACACAAGGCGCGGATAAGTCTGTTTCCGATCCTGAGCGCGTCATAAGACTTCCTTATTTTACACACCGAAAAGAGGGTGTTGAGTCGGAAGGCTATAAAATAGTTTTCATCCGTAAAAATATTAAACGTGAATCGATAGAGATAAAATTCAAATGGCTAAAAGTATCCAAAGACGAAAAGAAAGACACGGCAATAATTCAAGATTATAATTCCGTTGTTGCGTTCATCCGCTCGGAATATTTAAAGAAACCCGTGAAAGGAAAAGGCGACGGGCGGAGCCGTGAACTGCTTCACCTGGGCTTCGATTGTCACAAGTGGGGGATAAATGAAGAAACTGCACTTACAATTGCGCAAGAAATATCAAACGAAAGACACAACCCACCAGAAGACGACGCAACAATTCAGCATCAAATTGAGAGCGCGTACAAATACGCCAAGGGTGAGTTCGGTGCAGCTCTCGCGGCAGGTAGTGAGAGTGAAGCAGCGGCGCGAAAGGTCAAACACCAATTCGATGTTGCACAGCGAGTACGTGACAAGCTCCATGACTGGACGTACATACACGGCGCGTGTCGTTTGGCCGATAGCAAGACCGACAGGGCTTTAACATCACGGGAGCAGATAGAAGATTTTATCTCACGCGAGATCGGGGAGCCTGTAAATTTTCGCCGTCTGCTTTCTGACTATGCAATTGAGACGTGTGACAAAATGGAATACGCGCCTCATAGAGAAGAAAAGACTTTCGAGTGCGGCGGTGAAACATTCTTTAACAGCTACCGTCCAAACACGGCAGAAGTGAAACGAGATCCAGAATTAAAGAAAACGGCGGCAAAGATATTCTTGGACCACATAGATTTTATCGCGACGTCGGACGTTGAACGGGTGACGCTTAAAAATTATTTTGCTTTCTGTGTTCAGAACGTCGGGCAGAAAGTCGACTGGACGCCGCTCATAATAAGCAAGCACGAGGGCTTAGGAAAGTCCGCTTTCTCAGTCCTCTTTAGAAAAATATTTGGGGAACATAACTGTTCAACCGTGAGCGCGGCGCGTTTACTTTCTGGATGGACTGACTTTATCGCTGAAAAACTTTTCGTCACATCGCACGAAGTGGAAACGAGCGACTCGTCAGCGCTCACAGAATTAAAAACCCTTATCACTGAAAGCCGCGTTCGCGTCAATGCGAAGTACGCGAGGACATATGAGACAAACAACTGTGCAAACTTTTTACTACTATCGAATAAACTGTCAGCGCTTCGCCTTGATAAAAATTCACGCCGGTTTTTCGTTGTGTATAACAATGAAGCGCCAAAAGAAAAAGCATACTACAGTACACTCTTTGACGCGATTGAAAACGGCGCTGGATGGATTTACGATTATTTAATGAGCGTTGATTTGTCTGCGTTTGATGCACACGGAGCCGCACCCGAAACGGCGGGCCTTGCGATGATAACTGAAGTCACGAAACCCGATACGTTGAAATGGCTTGAATCACAATACGAACAGCAAGCCGGTGCGTTTGCCGCGACAATTATAGATATGATCTCTATTGAACGCGACGCCGCACAGTTTGCACCGCCGAACGTCGCCCGCTACATTAACAGTCGAACCATTTCAACCTTTTTATATCACGCCGGATTTTCGCCGCGAGAGTATAGACTTAACGGCGTACACAAACATAGCTGGTTTAACGGTGACGATTTAGCGTTTGAAAAAGAGCTGAAAAAGCTGCGGGATAAGACGCAGAAAGGACGCGCAAAAGACGTTGCAATTTGATTTTAATTTGTTGACAAAATGATGTAAAGAAAGGGGTGTTCATTATGTTAAAAATAATACTGCCGTATGTGTTTACGTTCGTTGTTGGTTTCGTTCTTTTGGTGATACTAACTTTTGCTGTGCTCGGTATTATTTATTATTTCGGCAATCGCACGACACGCAGACAATACAATAATTGGCGGGGGATAAAAAGATAATGTTCGGCTTTATACGAAAATCATCAATCAAAGATCACATCGACCGCGCTGTCGCGCGTGTGTCAGACACGCTTAGCAGTATTCACGAAACGGAAAAGAAAAAACTTCATGCGCAGTATGACGACAAAATAAACTTTTTACTGGCTGAAAAAGAATCAGAGATTGACGAGTACTGCCGTCAAAACTGCATTTTACGCGACACGATCGCGCGCATGGAGCGCGACAAAGAAGATGTAAAGCAAGGCGCGATTGAAAATACAAGGCTCGCAAATAGCATTGATAAAGTGGCTAAAGATTTACTAGATATGACAGACAAAGCGCGTGTTGATCTTGTACAGTCCATGTCTAGTGAACTTAAAAAATATCTTGAAACGCTCGGCGTGTATTGGCAGACAACGGCTGAAATCATCAACGACACGCGGGCACAACAAAGAAAGGTAATAAAATGAAAAAGGTTCGCGACCCCGAACTAATTGGAGCTATCGTCATTATGGGTATTGTTGCGCTTGTATTACTATATCTATTTATTTATCCGGCATGGGAAACACTATGAAAGAAGCAAAGAAAAACTTTAAACGTCAAGTCATGGACACGCTCACAAAGAAAGCAATCGAAGCACGCGACAAAGGAGTTGAAAAAGTTAAAAAGGAAATGGAGTCGAGCCCGAAAATTCTCGGAGCTAACCGCGCAACGGTTCGAAAGTATATCAAACAGCAATCTAAAATTCTCAGGCAACAACGAAAGAGAGAAATCGCAAAGCTCAGACGAGACGAAGATAAAAAATTTAACGATCATATTGATCGTTGTATCGCTGCTAACGAGGCTGTAGAAAATGAAAAAACAGAGAATTAAACCGGCGCAGTTGGAAAAACTACTCGCCGCGCACGACCTGAAGAAGTACGACATATGCAAAATCTGTGACGTGTCGGCGGCGACTGCCGAGCGTTATATGAAATACGGCATACCACAAGCACAATACAGATTGATTGCGCTGTCGCTGGGGGATTTATGACAAAAACGGAAAAACTCTTAGATGAATTTTTGAGCGACAACGACATTTGCTGTGCGTCGTGTCGATTATACAATAAGAACGCAAAAATTCACACCATACGTGACAACGCTTGTCTATGCCCGCGAAATAAACAATTGACGGTGTTCGACCCACAATTCTTTGTACCTGTGAATGAGAGCTTCATGTGTGAACAATGGCTTGATACGAGCGACGGAGGTCACAAGTGATTAAAAAATCTTTCTGCGCCGCTTTGATTGCGCTCGGTATTATGCTCGACACATATTTTTATGCGTTTCGTTTCATTGCCGACGGTCTGCCGGTGTTCGTCGCCGTGTCGTCAGGCATCGCACTTGAACTGCTGCTGTCGTTCGCGGTGTATAATATGCGCCGCTCAAAAATATTTGTCATCATCGCGGTCGTGATTACTTTATACGCCGTTGTCCAGACGTCCGCCGGTCAGACGTTCGCCCTTCTTTCACACACTGCGTCAGTCGGTACGGAAACGGCAAACGATACGGCGGCGTTCACCATTGAACAGTGTAAACAAAACGCCGAGCGCCTGTCAGCCGAGGCCGATGCAATTACGAAACAACTGCGCAGTCTTCAGAGCACTGAAGCGCGGGCAGAGTACGCAGGGACTATTCAAAGGGCAAATAACCGTCTTGCAGAAATTACCCGCGAGCGCTCGCGGCTTATGGACATTTTGACGAAGACGTCAGCGTCGACCGTCACGAACGCGCGCGTCGAGGATCAAAGTAAATCAATATACGGATTTTATGCCGGTATGAAATACTGGAAAAAAGATGACTGGCTGAAATTCATATTTCACTTTTTTCTGTCGGTGCTTATTGCGATCATGGCCCCGGTCGGCATTATTTCATGGGGACATAATACGGCGCGGGTTGAATTCACACGGCAGCAAATAGAAATGTTTGTCGCTGCGGCGTGGTATAAGATACGGAATAATACCGGATCAACTGTTTTATCAGAGACAGCGTACAATGAGTTATTACAGAAACGCGGGCATATGGTTGAAACGGGGATTTATTTTTCACTTATGAACCGCTGCTCACAGTTGGGACTTGTGAATACAGGCGGGTTTGCGATTGAAAAGGATCACAAGAAAGTTGTCGCGAAATTATCCGGTGAAAAGGTTAGCGCGTGGCAAACGCTGCGGGCGCTAATAAAAGATAAAACCGGCTGAACCTCTGACCATCGCCCCGGCGCTTGATCCGGCAAGGCCGCCGCCGACATACATACGTGATGAAAGAAAATAATTCGCACTAACGCCCGCCATATAAAACGCTTTTCTGTCAAGTATTCCGGCGTATAGGTCGGCCTGTAGCATCCATTTTGGAGCGGGCGCGGTGAACGTGTCTGTAAAAATTGACTCCGTCCACGACGTAAATGCTCGCGTTTTTAAAATTCCGGTCATTGGATCGTACTTTGTTTCGCGCTGAATTACTTCATGCAACCATTTGTTTTTTACGTCGTCGGTCTGTGTGTCGGGGTTTTGCAGTTGGTTAGAAATCGGCGGGGAAGTGTCGGGTTTGAATATGACATCCGGTTTTTTTAATAATTCTCTCACAAATAAAGAAAGGAATACAACAAACAATGCCGCGAATAATACAGTCCATTTCACTTTTTCACCTCTTCATTGATATGAATACCCCAGATCGACACGGGAATGTCCAGCGCCTTAATCGTCGCAAGAGTCAGCCCGAAAAGAACACTTGCCAAAATCAAAAGTCCACCGAATACGAACGCAAGGCGATACCACACGCCGTGAACTTTTAACGAACCGACTGAGACGTCGATTTCTTCGTCGTTCTCTTTTTTAATTTCTTCGCTCATATCATACCGCCTTTAAATACCATCGTTGTTTGTCACCTTCCATGTATGGAAAAAACTCTTGACCGAGTAAACATTTAAAAAAGAATTCTTCCGGGTCTTCTGCTTTTCCCGTCCATCCGTTTGATCCTTTCGGCCATGTTTCAAAATGCAAATGCGCCGCGTCAGTGCCGGAGCAATCGGATTTTGCAATGACAGTACCCTCAGCGAGAACATCACCGTCCTTAATACCGTTAACAAGTCCGACGTGCATAAATTTATACACAAGACTACCCTCGGCGACAATAAAACGTTCCCCAAATTTCTCACCCTTGCCATGACGTAAAATTTTCATCTGTTCGGGTGCGTATATCGGGGCGTCAATTGGTGCGCGGAGATCAACGCCGGGATGGAATTCTTCTTTCCCGTTTATCGTTCGTAATCCAAATTTTGACGTCATAACAACTTGTGGCTCTGTCGGTGCTCTCATTTTTTCCCTCTCATAATATCGTCAATACGTTTATTGCTTTCTCTCAGTTCAATTTTTACTTCAATGACAGTCTCTTTCAAGTGCTCAATTTCGGCGTCTTTTAAATCGATGGCGCTTTCGTGATCTTTTTTCAAATCGGAAATCGCTTTTTCCAAAGCGTCAACTTTTACAGTAAGACACGTCCATCTATTATATATTACAGACCCTATTTTTTTAAGAAAAATTCCGAAACCAGTGAGAAGACTACCAGCAACACCCCACAAAATATGAGAATGTTTCCCAATATCTTCGACGGTTTGTGTGTTAATTTCTGAATGCACGCTAGTTCATTCCCGTTTCGATCCATGTCATACACCTTTTTGCAAAATCTTCGTCGAATGTGGCGGCAGCGTAAGAATAGTCCTCTCCCCGGTGTTCAAACGCGAACTTTTTTCCGGCGAGATATGCGGATCGAAACGCCTCAAAAAACGCACCACCATCATGCGAGTGTTTGTGCAGTATAATGCACGTTTCATTTTCATAAAAATTAAACGATATTTTTGGCATGTCATTATGTTAACCTTGTCCTATGTATTCTACAAGGAAAGTTTCCCTAGACGCCGTGTGTGGAACTGCGGAGTCTCCGTGCGGTCTAATAACGTCACCTTTGTTGAGCCGGCGCACCGTTGTCAACGAACATTCATAAATTGAATTATTTTGATACGTTAAATGGAGAATATTCGCGGCTGTAATTGTAGTTATGGCGGTCGTCAATTGGTTCGAATTGATCGACGTTCCCGTTGTTGAACCGCCCGCGTTTGCGGATAGAACCATATGTTGTATGGCGAACAATCCACTCCGTTGTGCCGTAACTTCTAAACCGTGCGTTCCATAACTGCCGTGGTTGTGCGTCGCAAAATTACCAATATTAGTTGGATTATTGGTGTATTTAAAAATCATAGTATCGCCGGATCCGTATCCGGCGTATGTGTCAAACATTAAAGACGTTCTTACTCTTTCAGTGAGAATTTCCCAATATCCAGAGTTGACGGATTCTTTTACTTTTATCATATCCCCTATTGCAGGAAGCCACATGACGGACATCGCGTCATTTGTGAGCGTGGATGCATCTGATGCGTTTGTTGCAATAATGAGTTTATTTACACCTTTTATGTGTTTGATTGTCAAAACTCTTTCCCGGTTATTTGCTTTTAGGGGAAGTGTACACGTAAGATCGCCCGCAGTTGTGTCGAATTCGAGAACGCTCACGCCGTCAGTGTCAGTGATAACATATGACGCAGTTTTTAGAACAGTGCTGCCGTTCCCTAAAAGAACGAGACTCGCGATAAAGTCATCCACGTATTTTTTTGTGGAAGCGTGGCCGTTGACTGTCGGTACTGCCGTGAATAAACACCCTGCCGCATCGCGCTCTGCGAGTGTCAATGCTGTCGCCGCCGTGTCAGGGACGAGATTACTTATATATCGAACAACCCACGACGCAGCAGTTGTTCCTGTTACCGCAATACATTTTACTAAAAGAGTCCCGCCCGCATAAATTGTTGCAACAAGATTTCCGCCGGATGAGTTTACTGTCACATTTCCAGAACTGCTGTTGATGATTTCAAAATCAAAACCGAGATACAGTGTTGAAACTACAGGAAGAACAACAATTTCAGTTGACGCACCCGTTATCCGTTGCGTTCTTTTACTGTTTACTGTTAGGGTGAGCGTACCACCTGAAGCGGTAGGGACGAGCGTTTCCGCGCGGTCGGCCCTTTCATCAAGGTTTTGTAAGTCGCCCCATATTGCGCTATTGTTTGCGCGCAGGTGGTCGCCGCGAACCGCCGTTACATCGCTAAAAAGCGGCGAAGGTAGCGCCGGGTTTGATGGGTCGGGATATGGTAGACTCATGATATATGCCTCGCGTCAGTGATATAATATTTTGTACTGTCGATGTTCACAATAAACGTTTTACCCGTTGGAATAATCCGACGTAAAAGTTCAAACAAAGTTGCTATTGCAATTGACCCGCCTGCTAGTTGGCGCAATTGAATGGTGATCTCATTTGTCATAATCGCGGTAGCTGACCATGTTGAAAAAGTACCGTAACCTTCTGTTGGGCCGGATACAGGCGGCGGCACTGCGGAGTCTATGGCGTACGTCACACTTGTCGGGTTCGGTGCGAGTACGGATACGGCTTCCGGCGACGGGCGCGGCGCGCTCGGTAGGACTTGCCCTAGATCAACGTTAGTATATGAGCTTTTCCGCCATGTTGAACCGTCAGAATAGTAAACAGAGCCGCTGTCCCCGGAGCCGTCACTTGCGACAATGCAAATAGTTCCTACCGAGGGAATCGCAAGCGGTACCGTTGCGGAAAATGTATATGAATTAGAAAAATCCGATACCGGGCGCGGCGCGCACCATTTAAGTGTTGATCCTGATTTATAACCGCGTGAGTAAAACGTTGCGCTCGCCGCTTTATTTGTCCAGCCGGTCGGTGTCACCCACCCACGCGCCGTGTATGTTGTCGCGCTCGGTGTCGAAGGCGTGGATCCGGCGGTTGAATAAATGATAAATCCGGTATCAGTTACCGATGGCAAAAGATTGCCGGTGATGATCTGCGGGACAAGGGTACTATCAAACCACGAGAACGGTGCAAGACAGAGCGTCTGAATAACGAGTAATACGTTTTTTATAGTGCTTCTATTCCAACCGTTCGAAACAAGTTTATATAATGCCGCTGCTTGATTATTTGTCCCACCAAAAAAACCAATGCCGTATTGTTTCAAAAGATAGTCAAGCCACGGCGTCCGGGGATAATCGAGATGAGAAACGAGCCACGGCGTGAGTATGAGCGTTTTGAGCGCGACCGCTTGTGCAGCTCGATCCGCGAGAACCGCGTCCCACCATGTAATATATGCTCTATGCGTCGCAGGCGCGTCACTTGCAAGATTAAAATATCCCGGCGGCGTGAGCGCCGAGACGGTCATTTTATCTATTAAAGCCATTCACTCACCTGCACTGTGATAGTGATGTTTGCCGGATCAATGAACAGATACCGGTCAAACCATGATGAGCTGTCACTAAAGAGCGCATCCTTTTTAAAATCGATGAATTTTGTCGCGCCGCTATCAAGTGAAAGCGTCACAGCCGTTTCGCCGCCGACATCCGGGTTGACTACCATGTCGAGGGTG